GAACTTCTACTGGTATAGGCAATAACAATTGTTATGCATATGCCGTGGGCGACTATGAAGCGTATAGATTTCAAAAATCTATTCCAGGTGATCGCTCGGGTCTTTCCAATAGAAACCACAACTATACACACTGTACGGGTCTCCCAAAGCGCGTTATTTCGGATAACCCCGCAAAGATATATCGTGTCAAACCCAATGAAAAGTGTAAAAAGGGGTACTATAAGGTGATGATGTTTGTGTGTCCTGGAAGACCGACAAACTATATTCGTCAAGGAGACTTCCACTTCTATGTTCAACACGGTGTCGTAGAATACCGTGTTAAGCCAGGTGATACACAGGAATCTGTCGCCAAATTCTTCAAAATACCTTTGTCGAGAGTCAAGCGTGCTGGTAAGTTTATACCAAATAAGAGAATCGTTTTTAGAGCCAATGTCTTCAGCCACAAGCGGGGGTGGGCCACGGGTCCACTTCTGGTTGATGCATCTGGTAAACCCATTAAGGATCCTCGTAAAGCGGATAGGAACTACCCTGGACTAAACTATGACAAGTACTGTAGCTCATTCTGCGTCAAGGACAAGGGAATCAAGGTCGGAAAGACTCATCCCAAGGTCAGACAGAAGACTGTCTAAATCTAATGTATTTTCAACATCAAAAGACATATCAAATATATCCATTATATTGAAAATGGCTTCACTCTGCAATGACACAGCGTTCGACTGCGCTGTGTAATTGTTCTGAACCGTCACAGTCACCTTAAACTGTGAAACATCAAATACTTTTCTACAAAGTGGACAGGTGTTCTTACCTTTACCTTTCCATTCCTCTAGACAGTGGGAATGAAACATATGCCCACATCTGATCGGAGAATTGGTCCTCGTCGATCTGACGTCATTGAGACATATGGCACATTGTGACATTCTAGAGTATGGGTTTAAAGTTTTTATTAAAATTTACCTCACCTAATAAATCTTGGACATGTCGGTGATTTGATCACACGAATCACACTTACCCCTGGATTGTTCGGGCAACTTGTTAAGAAGTTCTGGACCATTTTTTTGGAGAAGTTGGCGGTAGCTGTAGTTATCCTCGAAAGTGATACCATTTTGCTTCATAATATAGTTATTAGTAAGTTGGGCTGAGGAGTTCATGGTAAAGCATCGACCATCGGCCATTCCAAGTCGTTGAGACATTTTTATTACAATATAATTAGAAATTAATTTGTCGGTTGGTGATTGTTTGAATCCACGAACTGAAACCCTTCTTTCTAAGAAATTCAACCATAGGTTCGCATTTATGCCCCAAGAACACATTAAATATATCCTTTTCTTCTGTTGGCGACACACGGATTTGGGAATCATTATTAATGTGTTGATTAATAATGTTATATGCAAAAGCAATCTCTTTGAGTGTCTCCGCCCCAGTGATGATTATTTTGCCAGTGGAAAAAATACTTGTGGTGATTTCTTTCATATCTTGAGCTGGTTGAAATTTAATCTTTACTGCACTGTATCTATCCGGTTCAAAAGAAACTTTGAAGACATCTGGGTGATTCTCAAAGTGCTGGGCCACTCGCATGAGATTGATGTTGTAGTTGAGACTGAAGTTTGAGTTGATCATAACCACCCGAAAAGAATCTATCGGCATTTCAGTTTCGAGTCCCAAAAAAGTCTTGAAAATATAAGTCAGTTGTGTAATGATTCGCTTACAATCGAAAAGATCGCAACAACCTGCAACTTGGATAGAGCCATTTGGGAAAACTTTGACAGATTTGGTACTGTAAGTATCATGATAAGTAAGTGTAACTTGATTGTAAAAAGTTGTGGGCTTTAATTTCCACACAAAACCACCATCACCTTTGGTGTTTGTACGTTTCAATTTAAATGTTTCCAGATTCTCAAAAATATGGCGAAGTTTTTTAATGTCAATATTCTGGATAAAGCTTGAAACCATTGTAATCGTTGTAATCTTTATCCAAGAAGGTCTCGTTTCTTCTGGAAGCTCATTTCTAAACTCATCAACTGTGAGAATGTAGGAAAAACTGTTGTTGGCTATTGCCGAATACATATATGTAGCAGGTTCCTCGTTTTTGTTTGATTTTGACTGGGTTGAAGTTGACTTAGGCACTAACTCCATGTATTTGTTGGAAATGTGAGAGTGTAAGTATCAGCTACAGTAGTAATAGCTGGTGTCTCTTTAATAACAGTGGTACCATCAGCACCAAGGATGACTACTTTAATACCAACGGCTCTATTTTTACAACAAGAAGTTCGGTTAGTGATGATAAGCTTTTTAATTTCTTTCACCGAACCAAGATCAACTGTCATAGAATCGTATTCACTTGGAGTTCTACCAAGGGTGTGAGCAAAATTGGTTTTATCACCATCGGTAAGATTTGACCATAAATGAGGAGCTGGATATTGTGAGCTACCCGTAACAGACTTGGAAGCCGCTAAGTTAGTGCCACTCACGTCAAACACTTCAAGTTCGGCGAGGTTTATGATTTTATTTTTATCATCAACATTACCCTCCGCACTCTCATCATAAGCAACTGTATGCTCCAATTTCACATAGCGACCTTTTGGTGGACCGCTTGGAGGAGCTGGTCCCGTAGAACCCATCGTCGTACTGGTGATTTTCTCACCACCCATCATAGTCGTTGCTACGCTTGAAGAAAGGCAACAGACACTGAGAAGACCAACACCCGCAAGCATCGATACAACTGACATATTTGTTATACTTTACTTAGAGATTTAATTTGTTTCTATTGCAAATGACATCATTCATTAAGACGGCTAAAGCTGTCTATGATGTTGAGTCTGAACTTGATTATGTTGAAATTGTTCACGAACGATTTGTGAGAGGCAAAGGTTATATGACCTACATTGATTACATAAATACAAAACCCCTCGCCGATTGGGTTGTTCTTACATCTAAAACACAATCAATTCCATATGAAAAGTTCCTAGACACCATGTGCGAAAAGACCCTCGAAGTTCGCCAAAAGATGGCAGAACTTGCCGTCGAGAACATTATCGCGGATAGACAAAACATTCATACATATATTCGGGTAGCGCACGCGAGCAAAATTCTAGATCCCACATTCCAGCCACCTTGGATTAACATTAAGAGTGCTTGGCAAAGGGAGTTTATTAAAAAGTTTTGTGAAGATACCCTATTGGATCTCATTCAAAGAACGCAAGATGAATCTCGTCTCGAGTACTTCTTTAGCGTCGTGCATAATATAGAATTGTAAAAAATACAATAAGAATTATTATCCATCCAGTGAGTGAAAACACTGGCTTGTTTGCGACACCAATACGTACATATTTGTTCGTACTATCCTTATTGACAAAACCGGTATCTATATTTCTTCGTGGATGAAGTGGTCTAGATAAAGGACATTCATCTGCGCCCTCCTTACATAAAGAATAGTCACAAAACACACTCCGTGTTGGTTCTGGTATACCAGGTTCATCACGCGTCACAGAGAAGTCGGCAAAATCACCCGTCTGCCCCACACCCCCTGGAAGGGAGAATTCGCGCGAGACAAATGGGTTGATGTCATCGATCGCATCTTCATCTTTGAGCATAAATTTACTCATAATTAATATTATCGAAGATTATATTTTTTAGTCTTCATTTTGCATTTATGTTCTTCCCACATCTTATCAAGATCTACATCTAACATATGTGCCAATTGAAACAAATAACTAAAAACATCACCCATTTCCATCATAACATCCGTACCCCTCTCCTTTTTTAGTCCCGTTTTCTTGAAGGTTCTCTTGTATTGACGAATAGCTGACGCGAGTTCTCCAAATTCTTCTGTAAGTAAAAGCCACACTGTGTCAACTGCAGCACGATCCCATCCCTTTGACTTACACACTTTTTCAGTTTCAGTTTTGTAGTAGTTTAAACTCATCTTATCTTGTTAACGATTCAAAACTTTAATTGATACCAATCTTGTTATTCTTCTCGATCTTATTACCATAAGTACTCGTGTTTTGGGGAAGATCCAGGGGAGCGCTGATAGTGTCAATTTCCTTAATGTATGCCATGTATTGGGAAACACCTGTTTTTATCTGTGTCAAGGCACTCTCAATGACACGCGCATTCATACTTCGCACCTGATCATTTATATTTGCGTGGTGATCACCAGCGTTATTGATGAAGACAACTCTCATAATACCATAAAGATCATCTGGGTTTTGACGGTCAATAGCAATACCGGTTTTGTTCTTGAAGGCTTGACGGATTCCACGCTGGAGGATATTTTGGTTGAACTCGGAAAAAAATAGGGTGTTGAGTGGAGTCTCACACTGCTTGAGAGAGTCGAGGTGGAGGTTGTCACACATTTAATATACCCTCGGAAAAAAAACTTTGTAAATACTAAATGTTGAACATCGCTGACTTCGATGAGACATACAACGGAAAACCCACAAATGTTGAACAAATCCCATGCCAACCCCCAGCCTGCTTCGTTGGGTCATACGCCCCAATCACTAAGCCTGGTGAACTGGGGGCATTTAATGTCAACACCTATCTTCTCCAGCCCGACCGAAAGATGGAAGTTGTCGGCACTGTCCCAGTGAGAAGTGGTGATTTGGGAAAGTGTCGCAAGTAAGTTAAAAATAAAACAAGTTGTTTAATTAGTAAACAGTCATGAGAGTCACAAAGCGCTCCGGTCGTATTGAAGACATGAAATTTGACAATGTCACCAATAGGATCAAAAAACTAACATATGGACTCTCTGAAAATTGTGATTCGTCTAAAGTTGCCCAGCAGGTGTTTTCATCTATGTACGACGGCATCACCACACATGAAATTGATACACTTTCTGCTGAAATATGTATCGGGATGATCACAACCGATCCAGACTATGAAGTTCTCGCAACTCGTATAACCGCAAGTAATATTCAAAAGGTGTGTCCAAACAACTTCTACATGGCTATGAAAAAGCTCGCAAAAGCTGGCATCATCACGGATGAAGTTGCCCAGATCGCCGGTCGTGTCAAAGATGACATTGACACGAAGAGAGACTACGACTTTGGTTATTTTGGTCTGAAAACTTTAGAAAAATCGTATTTACAAAGACTTGAAGGTGTCTTGATGGAAACTCCACAATATATGTTTATGAGGGTATCTATTGGTATTCATGGTGAGGATATTCCCTCTGTTCTTGACACCTATGATAAGATGTCCCGTGGTATGTTCATCCACGCAACCCCAACCCTCTTCAACGCTGGTACACCGAGACCCCAAATGTCCAGTTGTTTCCTTATTGCAAACAAGGAGGATTCAATAAATGGTATATATGGAACACTCACCGAGTGTGCACAAATCTCAAAGTGGGCTGGGGGTATCGGGATGCACATCCATGATGTCAGAGCCAACAAGTCTCGTATTAGAGGTACAAATGGTCAATCAGATGGTATTATTCCCATGCTTCGCGTATTTAACGCTACAGCACGCTATGTAAATCAAGCTGGACGTCGCAAGGGATCTATCGCGGTCTATCTCGAGCCATGGCATGCGGATATTCTAGACTTCCTTGAGTTGCGTCTCAACCAAGGTGACGAGGAGGCGCGGTGCCGCGATCTCTTCTCCGCTCTCTGGATTCCAGATCTCTTCATGAAGAGAGTTGAGGAGAGTGGCAATTGGTCTCTCTTTTGTCCAGACAAGGCACCTGGTCTCTCCGATACCGTGGGTGAAGAGTTTGAAGCCCTCTACACAAAGTACGAGGAAGAAGGTCGGGCGACTGCGACGGTGCCAGCTGCCGATGTGTGGAAAGCTATTCTCAAGTCTCAAACCGAGACTGGTACACCATACATGCTTTACAAAGACGCCTGTAACCAAAAGAGTAACCAAAAGAACTTGGGTGTGATCAAGAGTTCCAATCTCTGTACAGAAATCTTGGAATTTACAGACAAAGATGAGACGGCTGTGTGTAACCTCGCATCAATCGCTCTCCCCAAGTATGTGGATCCAGAGACAAAGACATTTGATTATGAAAAACTCCACGAAGTTACGAAAACTGTCACCAAAAACCTAAACAGAGTTATTGATAGAAATTTTTACCCCGTTGAGACTGCTCGCAAATCTAATATGAGACACCGTCCAATTGGTCTCGGTGTTCAAGGTCTCGCGGATGTATTCATTCTTTGTCGCCACGCATTTGATTCCGACGAAGCGAAGGAAATCAATGCGCGTATATTTGAGACCATGTATCACGCCGCCCTTGAGGCGAGTTCAGAGTTGGCAGAGGTTGATGGTCCATATGAAACCTTTGAGGGTTCTCCAGCTTCACAAGGGGTGCTTCAATATGATATGTGGGAAGGTGAGACCAAGCTTCACTACGACTGGGACGCTCTCAAGGAACGCATCAAGGAGAAGGGTCTTCGTAATAGTCTCCTCATGGCTCCAATGCCAACAGCCTCCACCGCACAAATCTTGGGTAATAATGAATGCTTTGAACCCTACACGACGAACATCTATCTGAGAAGAACCCTCGCGGGAGAGTTTGTGATTGTCAACAAGCATCTCGTGGATGACCTCAAAGAGATTGGTCTCTGGTCGAAGGATATGAAGGATCTCATGGTGAAAGCGGGTGGTTCCATTCAAAATATTGTGGATATTCCAGATGAAATTAAGAAGTTGTACCGCACAGTTTGGGAAATCAAGATGAAGGATGTCATTGACATGGCCGCAGATCGTGGTCGCTTCATTGATCAAAGTCAAAGTATGAATCTCTTCATGGAAAGTCCAACGATGTCCAAGCTCTCTTCTATGCACATGTACAGTTGGAAGAAGGGTCTCAAAACGGGGATGTATTACCTCCGATCTAAGGCAAAGGCGCGCCCAATTCAGTTCAGTTTGGAGCCAGAGTGTGTAGCCTGTTCAGCTTAAAGCTTTGATTACATGTTCAATTAGCATAATGTCCAAAATTAACGACGCTATTGAAAATCTAGAAATCGCCGAGTTTAACAACCGAAAGATTGTTCTTTCTACAAAGGAAGGTACACCGATGAGAATTCAATTTCCAAGGCTTTACATGCCATTCGGTGTTTCGGGTTTCACACCTGAAGTCGGACCAACTAAATACAATGTAGATTTGGCTCTCAAGGGTCATGATGAAGAGGGGAGTTACATCAAAAAGTTTTATGAATCCCTAAGACAAATTGAAAGTAAAATCATTGATGCTGTCGTTGAACAAAGTGAAAAGATCTTTGGGAAGAAGATGACACTTGATGAAATCCAACCAATGTTTAATTCAAATGTAAAGGAAAGCCCCGATCGCGAACCTAAATTTCGTGTGAAGGTCGACATCGATCATCATAATATGATCAAAGCGGCTGTCTATGACGCAAACAAAAACCCAATCAAGACGGAGGTTTCAAATGGTCTCTATTCAAGAAATAGTGGACATGCTATT